CCAGCACCTATACTTCCTATAAGTCCTAATATGACTACTATGTTTGTAAGATTCTTTTTAATATCTTTAACCATTTTTTAACTCCTGTATCTGTAAAAGTAACATATTCTTTTGATACTTTATTTCGTTTAATTTTTTAATCTTGATTCCCATTATATCATTATCAATATATTGTACTAAATCAACATTCTTATAGATAGACCTATTATCAAATATTGCGATCTGATTCAAATAAATATCTTTAGGTATATAGAAAACAGTATTGTTATAAGCAACAAGTGATATATCGCTATCTATCATTCTATCCATTGTAATAAGGTTTTTAAGTTCTAAATTCTTAACTGGGTTCTTAACTTTAGCATCTACTTTAGCCATGATAACTGTTAATGTAGGTTTAATATTCTCTTTGGTTTCTACTTTCTTTTCTTTAGTAGATTCTTCTTTAGTAGCAACAGTTGTAGTTTTAGTTTCTTCTTTAGGCTTTGCAGCAACAGTAGATTCTTCTTTAATGGCTTCTTTAGGTTCTTCTTTGGCAGCTTCTTTCATAACCTCTGCTATTACTTCTTTTTTCATAGTTTCAACTGTTTTAGTTTTAGTCATAGTCTGAACTACCTCTTGAACTTTAGCTACTTCTTTAACAGTTGCTGCTTTAGCAGTATAGACAGTAACTTCCATTGTTTCTTCATTTAATTCTACACTAACTACTGACCCACCAGTTTCTAAATTAAGTTTTTCACTAATACTTTCTTCAAGTCCTGATACTACATTCCATATTTCAGATTCAGTAAGATTAGTAGTACCTAAAGATTCATTAATACTTTTAATTTCTGCTGTGCTTAATGGTTCATAATCTTCTGTTGGAAAATCTAATTCTAATTCAGCACCTAATAAGTTTGTACCTCTTAATGCTACACTTGTACTTTCTGAACCATCTACTCCTGTCCATGACCACTCATATTTATTAGCATGGACTCCGTTGTAATGTAAGCTGTCGTCAAATGATCGTGCATTAAGATTGTAACCAGCATCTGTTGTTCTTATTTGAGTAGATGAAGCTAATACATTTTCGTCTGCATCTAATACTTTCATTGTAACAGTATAACTATCAACTGCACCATCAGAAGAACCACATTTAAAAGCTGATTGATTCCACTCACAGTTTTGTACTGATATAGAACTGTTTAAATTTATTCCACCATTAAGTTTTATTTGTGTAGAAGTATGAGTAATACCATCTGGGCTACTATCTCCTTCTATACCAACTAAACTTCCAGAAGCTGTAACTGTCATGTCATGTGATGCTTCTAACTCTCCATTAAAAGCAGCACCACAAGCATTTGATACTTGGGTTTCACAAGTGATAGTAAATCCATTATGTGTTGAGTTATTAGTTAATGCACCAGTTGAACCAGATTGTACTCCATCTAAAGTTGAATTTGTTAAACTTGATGTAGTTGTTCCAGCATTAGGTAATATGTTTGTAGTAAATGCTGTATCATTATCTTCTGCTAATCCTACTGAACTTGCAAACCAAGATAGCATTAACCATAAAAAGCCACCTAATAATATATAAGTCCACCATCTCATTTTAATATAAGTTTTACAATAGATTTTTCACCTAAATAAATTTCTGTTTCTGCTTTAGATTTAATACATTGATAATCTATACGACTTGTACCTGATCTCATTGCAATACGTTTAGCTTTTAAACAAATAGACATAGAGTCTTGTATTCTATGCTCTTTAATTTCTCCATTCACAATCATCAACAATGCTACAACTATTTCAATCATTAATGATCTCCATTTCCATTTTGTCTAACTTTATCTTTTAAATTTTCTATATCAACTAAAGCCTTTTCTAGTTGATCTCTTAAAAATTGTATATTGACTTTGTTTGTCATGTTTTGCTCTTGGGTTAATTCTAATTTTTCTGTTACTTTATATAAATTCTCTATCAACATAAACTGTTCTTGATCTGTAGGTTTTTGTTCAGATTTTTTTAATAGATCAGCATTAAATAATTCTCTTGATGTTTCTAAACTTGTTAACCTAGAAGTAACTTGTGTATAGGCAAATACTCCCATAGCTACTGCTATAACAATACCAATCATATTTTTAACTGGCATACTTACAGATGTATTATCTGATAATTTTATTGACATGATAGGCACTCCTCGCCCTCATTTTTTAGATTCTCACACTTACAATCTTCACAAGGACAAACTCCATATAAATCAGAATGATCTTTAACATTACAATGACAATTACAATTACATTCTTTACATTTATCTATATTCATTATTTATCAGTTTCTGATTCAATCTTTTTAAGTTCTATTATTTCTATTGATTGATCTATCTTATCTCTTTTCTTCATTCGTTTAACATAAGTTTTATAGTCAGGTCTTTCAAAGTCGTACTTCTGCCATATTGCCATAGCATTTTTACCTATCTGGCCATCAATCGGACAAGGAGTTCCAGCATTAATCATAGCTTCAAAGACTCGTTCATCTTGACATAATAAAGCTACACTTCCTACTTTCATACCAAAGTCATATAATACTTTAGCTAATTTAATTCTTTCACAGTTCATATCTCTAAATGTTTTTCCACCTGATAATCCAAGTCCGAATGTCTGCATACCAACACTAGCACCGGTAGCACATACATCTTGCGATTGAGCAGAAAATGATGGTGCGTTAGCAGTATAAGGTGCTGATTTCATATTAGATGTTGATGTAGAATTTGTAGTTGCAGTTGATGTACTTCCAGATTCATATGTGGTTGCACCACCAGTATATCCACCCTCAATTGCTGTATTACTTCCAGTTGTATTAGTTTGAGTCGAACCTGAATAAGCTGGTTTAACAAATAGTGCTAATAAGCACATTAATACAATCAATAGCCCTGTAAAATAATAGTTCATAACTAACCTCATAATAATCTTTTATCATATTATGAATTTATTTTGAACAAATAAAACCCTGAATAGTACCAATACCATTATTTAGATAATGACCATGACCTCTAGGGTCTGTCCAACTATGAGTTGATACAGTTTCAATATACATTCTAGCATAGTTAAAACAATCATTTATTGTTGCTTCTATTGGGAAAAGAATTATCTCTTTTGTAAGAGTTCCATCAAATAGTAGTATTAATATTATTAGTGTTTTTGTCATTCTCTATTAGTTTTCTTTGATCTTTAATTACTTCTAATGCTTTGTTTAATTTTCTTAAAGCTACATCTCTTTGAATCCTTGCTTGATCACACTCTGCTCTAGCTTGATCTCTTTGTTGTCTTAACTTTAAAAAAGTATTTTCTCCTATATCCATATCTATCTCCCTTTATTTGTTAGCTTTTTTACCTTTGTTTATACCTTCTTTTATTACATATCCTAGTGTTCCATTAGCACCTATCTGAACTTCTTTTTTAAGATTCTTAAATAACATCATCTCTTGAATCTTTTTCCAATGCTTTTTTAAATAGGATTCTATAACTTTATTATCTCTCATCTGCCTTGTCCTTTATACCTTGTTAGTTTCTTATTTCTTTTCTCGCTTTTATTTAAAGTCTTTTTATGTCTTTGAGGTCTTTTCTTATTCTGATCTCGTTTGACATAATATGTAAAGTTCTGTTTAGCCATTATACATCTTCTGCCTTAACATCTATAATTAATGGTAAAGGTTCGTTAATAGTTTCTGTTTGAGTTCTATCACGCATTCCCAAGTAATTTTTACTTAACCAGATTTGCATATGAGTATTATCTTTTTTAACTGCCTTATCCCACATCTTCTTTCTTAAACTAGCTTTTCCTTTCTCTTTAAACTCCTCTACAATATGTGCATAATTTCTTTTAAGTGTTTTAGGAGATATATTTAATACACTAGCTATTTCATAGTCAGGACACCCAATAGAAGCTAGATTCTTTAAGATTTCTATATCTATTACTATTTTAGGTCTTCCAGCACCTTGCCTTTTTTCTGTTGTATTTGCCTTAATTTTGTCCATTTTCCAACTCTGCTTTTAATCCTGTAAAGTTCTCCCACCTTTTAATAATAACATCACAGTATTTAGGGTCTAATTCCATAATTCTTGCTTTTCTATTTAATTTTTCACAAGCTATTATAGTGCTTCCTGATCCTCCAAAACAATCTATAACTATATCTTCGTTTTTACTAGAGTTTTCTAATGCTTTACAAACTAACTCAACTGGCTTCTGTGTTGGGTGTACATATTTAGAAGTTGCACCTCTACTCATTTGCCATATATCAGATTGCGATTTATCTCCATACCATTGCTCTCCACAATAAAATATAAATTCATGTTGTGGTCTATAATGACTTTGACCCAACCCAATAGATTTTTTATCCCAAACTACACAGTTTTTAATTTTATAACCAGCATCGGATATAGCTTTATAAAATTCACTGTAAGTTCTCCAAGTGAAACATATATAAGCTGAACACCCTTGTTTAGATTTCATTAACGCAGTACCTAAACTATCTTTTACTAAAGTTATTAAAGCATCATCTCTTAAATCATCATTTTTAATCATTCCATGTGCTTTTACTAACGCACCTTTTTGAGTACTGCCCTCTGCTCTACCACCACCATAAGACATTCCATAGGGTGGATCGGTAAATATCATATCAGCTTGTTCGGTACACAGTTTATCAAAACTATCTATTAAAGTGCTATCCCCACACATAACTCTATGATTACCAAGTTTCCAAATATCTCCTAGTTTAGATATAGGTTCTTCAGGTGCCTCAGGAACTTCATCCTCATCAGTTAAACCTTGTTTCTCGTCAAATAATATATCGTTTAATTGATCTTCATTAAAACCTAACAAATCTAATTTAAAATCTTTAGCTTCTAAATCTTTTATCTCCATTTTAAGTAATTCATCATCCCATTCGGATTCTTCGGCAGTTCTATTATCAGCTATTCTATATGCGTTTATTTGTTCAGGAGTAAGATTGTCAGCAATAGTAATTGGTACTTCTTTCAGGCCCAATTTTTTACTGGCCCTATACCTTGTGTGGCCCACAACAATAATTCTATCCTTATCAACTACAATCGGTTGTCTAAAGCCATATTCTTTTAAAGACATAGCAACCTTTTCAATAGCTGAATCTTTTAATTTTCTTGGATTATTTTCATAAGGTTTAATTGTATTTATATCGGCTGTTTCTATCTTCATATTATCCTTTTAATAATTTAGTTAATAAAGTCCATAGTTTAGGGTTTTGTTTAAATACTTTCTCATAGCCATCTCCTACAGCTTGTGCAATAGGTTCCTCTCCTCGTTTATTTACATCTATATCGGCATGATTAATAATTATATGAAATAACTCGTGCATTATCGTATTAAATAGCTTTAATCCTTTTACTCTTTTATCTATTACTAACAAGTTTTTATTAGGTTCATAGAATCCATATAAGTCTTGTAATATTTTGAATTGTACTGTGATCTTATTTCTGCCATATTTAATGCTTGGTATATTCATCTTTGTTTAGTGTGGCTCTTAAATATTCATTTTGTAATTTTAGCTGCCTATTTTCAATACTTAAAGCAATTATTCTTAATCTACAATACTTAAAAATTCTCCAGATAGCTTTCATTAATATTTTTCCAATGGAATATCCTGAAATTTATGTTTTAAATATTTCTTTTTATCCTTTAGAATTATCCAATAGTGTCCCTCATCTCCTATTTTCTTATAATCTTCCTTGCTAGACTTTTTAATCTCACTAGTTAGTATTTGTTTATTAGTAGTTTGTTTATTAGTATGAGGCGATAGGTGGTCGTGAGGTGGTTGTGCGTCATCAACGTACTGAAATTTGTCGTAGTTTATAACACTTATTATCGTTATTTTTCGGCTGGGGTGGTTAGAGGTGGGCTGTAGGTGGTGCAAACGAGTGCTAATCATACCTCGTCTTTTAAGTCTTAATACTAAAGTTCGCATTTCAGAGTAGCTTAGTCCCCAAATAGTAGAGTTCTTTCTTAATGGAAATATTAATTCAGTTCTCTTAACAAATATTGGACTCTCTAAAAATTTAAGAGTTTTGTCCTGATGACTAGCAGAACTAATCATATAAAGCCAAATACTAGATTGAATTAAATTCTTAAATACTTTATGCTTCCAAACATCTCGATAGACTACAAAGTAACCTGATTTTCTTGATTCCATTATTCACTCTCTCTTTCTATAATTTCAATTAAATCTCTTTTACTAAAGTTTTGCAATAGTTCTTTAATTGTATTGGTTACTTTTTTCTTTTTCTCATACTCTTTTGCTTTGTTTTCACTATGAACATGAAAATGATCTTCGTTTTGTTGTGCCATTATATCTCTCCCTTGTGTGTGTTATAAAAATTAAACAAGTCATTAGCTTGTTCCATGTCTGCTACTCGTTTTTTTACTTCTTGTAGTATGTTAGTTTCCTTCCCATACATATCTTCAAACTGCTGCTTACAGTTGTGAATACTAAATTGTCCTTGATGATGATCGTAGCATAACGGAATAACATCATAGTGGCTTGATCTTCTACCTATTCCTAGCCCAATGGGTCGTATGTGATGCACATTAGCTGGTCTTTGACATACCCAACACCCCAAACTAGCAACCTTGCTCATATGCTCTCTCTCGGCTTTTGTGGCTACTTTCTTTTTTGCCATACTATCGCTTGTTTTCCATATTTAGTTTTTCTAGTCAGGCCAGAATTTTCTACCAAGTTTAATTCCTGTAGTTCATGGACTCTACCACAAACAGAACTTAAAGGCATATCTAACTCATCTGATATTTCATAATTAGTTAATGCTTTAAGTTTAACCAATTCATAAACCATTTCTCTTTTAGTTTTTATTTTAGGCTTGATTGTGGCAAGTGCTTCTTGGCTTGTGTCAGTATAATTTGCTGATTGGTAATCAGTATCAAATATATCTAGCTGTTCTTTCATATCTTCCTCTCCGTTATGATTAACCCAAATGAGAGAGAGTCCATCTGGGCTAATCTAGTATATATGATATGAAATATAAATACTTGTCTTGCGACTCTCTCAATATATATATTTTTACTTATATTCATATCTTTAATTGATTCGTTTCTATAACTGATTTTAAAATAAAACAAGAAATAAAACTTGTGGGGGTTAAATTAGTTAAAAAAGCTAGTAAAATAGCCATTTATTAGCTATTTACAATACAACTCAAAAATTATACATTTATCGTATGTTAAATAAAACTAACACTAACAAAGGAGAGAGCAAAATGAAAACACTTATAGAACAAGACATAGATACAAAAAAAATAGATTATGTCATTTTTGAAAGACCTAGCGACTTTTGTACTATTGCATTTAAAAATGGTGGAGTAATGTCAAAAACATTAAATCATTTAAACCGAATACAAATTAAAAAATTAGAAAAGTTTGAAAAAACCGATCTTGATTTAGAATTTGAAGAAATAAATTAAAAGGAGAAAGTAAATGCTTAACAAAATATCAGAGGTTGTATTATACATTTCATTCTTTATAATATTTACTACACCATTTTTTTTAATACCAATAATGGAGTTTATTAAATGAATATACCAAGCAACTCTACATTCACTAAAGAAATCTCTAAAAAGTTTCAGAGAATCTTTAATCCTCAAACAACTTTCGAGGAAATACAAAATTTACAGGGAGAATCCATAATGGGTTCTCATGTAGATAACTTCTTAAATGAAGTTCAAAACAAGGACAGTAAAAATGCCCAAAGTTATGAAATTGCAAGAGCAGTACGACAAGAACATTCTCATGGAGAAGAAATTGTTGGACAGGCTATTAGCAGTAAAATACAAAAAAAAAGCGATTGCGTGGAAACTACATCAAGTTAAATACCACCAAGTAACTTTATAACGAGAGAGGAAAAAGAAGATATGAAAAAAACGATACTTACACTAGGGCTAGTCTGCACTCTACTTAATGCGTGTGCGTACAAACCCATAATAGATACTGCTGGAAAATCAGGAACTTTTAATACAGACCAAGCTAAAGAAATAACAAACGATATGCAGCATTGTAAAACACTAGCAAAGAATAATACTACTTTTGTTGGTAACATTCTGTATTGGTCTTTGAGTCCTACTATGGACACTAAAAAAGAATCATTAACCAGAAAATGTTTAATTAATCGAGGTCATAGTGTCCTTAACTAAAAAACATCAATACAAGTATTTAACTGAAAAGCTAAAGTTTAAATACCTAGACCTTAAATACAGAGAAGAAGTATCTAATAATACTGACCCTGATCTTATTAAAGATGAGGTAAGTTTTTATAATGAATATTATTATAGATTAGATTTCTATTCTGATTGGCTAGAACGAATCAATAACAAATATAACTATATAGGAGAGAACAATGCAGCTTAATCTTAAAGAAGCAAATGATATTGAATTATATGCTTACAAAATTATTCTATTAAAACAAATCAATGAAAATAATAGATTGATAGAAGAAATAGATAAAAAACTAACCAGACTAAATAAAATAAAAGAAAAGGAAGAAAATGCACAAACTAAGAACTAATACCAATGTACTAGAGATCAACCAATCGCTTATAGAGTTAATGGCAGAATGGAGAATAAGTGAAAAAGATGATGAGTTAATCTTTACTAAAATAGTTGGATTGCAGCTAAAGAAGATTAGGCTTATGCGAGGTTATACTCAAACTAGGGTAGCTAAAGCAATTAATATTACCTTTCAACAGATTCAGAAATATGAAAAAGGCACTAACGAAGTTAAAAGTATAAGCCTTAAAAAACTATCTGAATTTTTTAATGTTTCATTTGACTATTTTGTGAAACCTATATTAGATGCTAACTTAACATTATTAACAAAAAGGAGAGAGAATGTGTACCCAATCAAAAACGACATCTTCATGGAAAGATAAAAGAATCAAAGCCATGAATAAGATAATTAAACAAAACCACTACAAAACAGAATCACTTATTGAAGAATATAATAGAGTAAGTAATTCTAAAGCTATAAACAAAAAACAATATAAAGGAGAGAGTAATGCCAATAGTTAATACAGAGCATGGTCATACGATAGACTTTAATGAAGAAAAACATAAATACATTAAAGGTAGTGAATACATAGTAGGCACAAGTACAATACTTGGTAAGTTAGCTAGTCCAATGTTAGAGAATTGGAAAATAAGTAATCAAGTAAATGCTTTAAAAGATGAGATGGAACGACAAGGTATTCCATTAGATAAAATAGACTCAATAGTTATTAATGCTAAAGCTAATGCTAGAAAGCAAGGAGATGGTATATTATCTATTGGTTCAATGGTTCATAAATATTGTGAGTTATGGGTTAAGAACCAACCCTTTGCAGAACCTGACAACCTAGTTGTTAAAGGTTGCTTTGATAAGTTTAAAAAGTTTTGGACTAAACATAAATTGAAACTTATAGAGTCTGAAAAAATTTTATATTCTGAAAGAGGTTACTGTGGAACTGTAGATTTGATTGCAGAAGATTCCCAGAAGAACCTATGGCTTATAGATATAAAAACTTCAAAGGGTATCTTTGTAAATATGATTCATCAACTTCATGCTTATAAACTTGCTTATGAAGAACAGACAGGCAAAAAAATACATAAGATGTATGTTGTAAGACTTCCTAAAGATGATGGAGAGTTTGAGGCCAGACATATCTTATATAAAAAAGAACATATGAAAGCCTTTCTTGGATTGTTAAGTTGTCATAATTCCGAGAAGTTATTTAATGAATCAGTAAGACAATACAATAAACTAAAAAAAGGAAAAAAAGATGTATCAAAATAATAAATCAACATATGATATGCCATTCTGTGGTTTAACGTTAAAGCTATATGAAACAGGAAAGAAAGCACCTAGTTATGAGTATAGTACATCAGCAGCTAAAGGTAAATTTATGTGTAGTTTAACTAAAGAACTATTTTCATTAAGTGAATTTATGAATTGGTATAACAAGCCACAAGTTCAGGCTTATGCTAAAGCTGGTTATAGTCTTAAATGGGGTTCTAAAGTTCAACAAGCTAAAGAAACTAAATTTGGTGCAGACACAGAGCAAGTAGTAACTTGTTTTATGGTTAAGCCTTATCAGGGTGGACAGAATGTTGATGGTATGAAACCTATTGGTCAAGTAATGCCTAATGTTACTCCACCTCAATACACACCACAACCAATGACACAAGCAGCACCCTTTGCACCAGATAATGCTGTGCCTGTTAATAATATTTCTGATATGGACGATGAGATTCCATTCTAAATTATGAACAAAGAAAAACTTATAAGCGAGATCGAACAATTAAAAAGAGATTTCGCTTTTAAACAAGAAGAACTACAGGCTATGTATATGGAAAATAAAAGTTTAAATAATAAAATTGGATTGTTAGAAAAAGAAAACCATAGTTTTAAACAACAAATAAAACAACTAGAGGAAGAACAAGAGGACTTGTTAAACTACCCATGATAATTTTTGGACACCCAATACATAGAAAATACAATAGACTTGTTGCAAAAATAGTTGCTATAATATTTGTGATTGTTATATCAATAGGGTTAATGTCTTGTGATAAATTAGAATTTGACCCAACAACAAGTGCTTTAAAATATATAATAAAGGAGAGTAAAAATGAGCAACCTATTAAGTAATAAATCATATGAAGAACTAGAAAAAGCTAGTATTGAATGGAGTGTAGCACATGGTAAAGTTATAATTCTAAATGAAGGATTGAAAGCAACTTATAGTAAATGTTTTTTAAGACATAAATTAGATTCAAAAACAAATTTAGAAGCTGAACATAAAGCTAGAACAGATGAAGATTATAAAAAAATTGTTGATGTTTATGCAGAAGCTGAAATGGCTTTAGTTAAGGCCAGATACCATTATAATAATTTAGATAAATATGTGAGTCTTAAACAATCTGAATTAAAAAGAGATTTAGCTTTAAATGGAAAGCAACCAACTTAATGAATTTCACTAACGAGAATTGTGGTTTAGTTCCCTTTGTTAATCAGTTAGTGAATAGAGTTATTAGCGAGAGTTAATAATTTGGTCTTGGGTGGTTTGCTCTCTCTCTCCACCCTTGATTTAATGTCTAGTTATTTCAAAATACTTTAAGCTAGTTTTAGATGTGATGGGAGTTTCTGTATAGTGATAGTCTATAAGATCAACTTCAGGATTCTTTTGTATGTCAGCTAACATTCTCCATAGTTTAGTTTTATTAGGTACAACATCTATAAATCTAAAATTTACAAAATGTCCATAAGGATTATGAGATGTTTCTAATCTAAATTCTACTTCTATAATTTTTGCGTCTATATCCATTAGGATATTATACTATTTTTTTTTAAATGCTGAAACACCTTTAATACCTAGAACAGAAGAATATCCACCAATAATTAAGCCTTGTAACCAAAAAGGAAATTTATTTACTTGGTCAAAGAAAGCATCAAGTTTAGTTATAATTTCAGGGTCATCAGAGAATATACCCCAAGCACACACTAATAATGGAATTGAAATAAGTATTAAAACAATCTCGTCTTTTAAATCGTTTGCTTGATGTTGTTTGACAGTTTTAACCATCTCAATCTCGCCATCAATAACCCTCTGCATTTGTTTCTTTTCAGCAATAGATTCTAATACTTTAGTTTCTTTTTTGTTTTTATAAACAGTTCCAGCAGTAGATATGCCAAATTTTATTAATGATAACCACATAATTATATACTTATATTACTTGTTACAAATATTATTGTTGCCCAGTATAGCACAAGAATTGAATAAATTATATAAGTGAAGTTCATTCATGCTTAATATTCCTTATTTTTTATTTTGCAACTCTTTTGCTAATTCGCAGTAATGAATGATCTTATCCCATTTCTCATTAGGGTTTTCTCCATCTTTATTTCGAAGTGTGTACTTTATAATATTACCTTGTATGAAGTCTAGCTTATTCTTTACTATAAACTCAATAGGTTGGATTTCCATATACATATAATGTGAGCCACCTATTTGTTTATTAATAGCACTCTCCGTTGATATATCGCTGTTTAAAGCATACTTCCCACAACATTTCTTCTTCATACTATCTTACCTATCCAATTTCCCTTTTTATCTAATACCATAGGAAGGAGTCTTGGAATACCATCTAGGATAATTCCACAACCAATAATAAATCTAGTTCTAAAATTTTTAGCATATTCAAATGCCATTGATTTTTGATTAGTTAAACAACCTACATTCATTCCAAAGAATAGATTGTCTGGGTTAGCCCACCAGCTGATAACAAACTTTGTATGATAATGTCCTTGAACTGCTGACATACCCATAGCTTGTGATACTTTTAAAATATCAGCACTTAAACCATGAGTAAAGAAACACCTTTGACCATTAGACATAGTTAAAGTTATATTATCTGTCCACTTCCACTTTTTAGTACCTAAAAAATCTCCATAATTTTTAATAAATTGTTTGCTCATTCCATACTTTAATGCTCGTCTAAATACTAAACTAGAGTGGTTACTATCTACTTCTGTAACTTCTGGGAATATAGATTCTAGTTCTTTAATATATTTTCTAGCTTCAGTTAATTCTTGTCCAGCTGAATACAAATCAGGATTTGAGTCGTGCATACTTATTGCGTGAAAGTCTAAACTATCTCCGATATTAATTATTCTATCTGGTTTAAATTCTTTTTTGATTTCTGCTAAAAATTTGATTGAGTCCTTATGATGATAAGGAATGTGCATATCTGAAATAACAAGTATTCTTTTATTCTTCATACAGTTATAAGTTGTACTGCTTTTTTAATTATTTACAATCCTAACATGGTAATAATTACATATCCCATAGCACTAATTAATGAACCAGTACAAATTAGTAAAATCTTTTCTAATCGTTTGACTCTATCTTCTATTATATTAATTTTATCGTGAGTTAATTTTTGCATTATTCGACATAACTTTTCGTGGGATTCTATTTTTTGTAGTGCGTTTTGTTTAGCCATTAGTATTTTCTATTTCTGGTTTTTGTAGATGCTTTATGACTAGACCCTTTCATTAGTTTGCCATTTGGCATTCTATGATAACCTTTAGGAACTTTTTTAGTTTTAGTTTTTTTAGCCATATTAATTACTTAATTTTCCACCAGACCATTTAGCCTCTGGTAATCCATTAATATAATTTTTTCCGTCAAATGTCAAAACTTGCTTTCTGTTTGATTCTTGATTGAAGCTACAATGTACCCAACCTGAATTAGCACCTTCATCTTCTTTCCAAAATTCTAAAATTAGTTGGTCAAATAAACAGTTTCCCTGAATCCATAAAGCCACTTCTAAATTACTTACACCAGCTATTTCAAAATCAACTGCTTGTCCTTTAGTATGCTGTGAGGTCTTGGAAGATTTAATGGCTTCGCATAATTCCTCACTACGATAGCCAGATGTAATTATAATTGGTTTTTCAAACTTTGCTCTTACAGGCTCTAATACTCCATAACAAAGATCAGTAAGGTTTTTAATTTCTCCA